TACTTTGAGAAGTTTAAACCTGCTAATTACCATCTTCACATTCACGAAGATGTACACTACAAAGGTGTTGCATACTCAAAGAATCAAAACTTATACACTTTAAGGGACTGCGAATATATTTTTCTTTTTGATGATGATTGTTTTCCTATAAAATCAAATTGGTCAGAGTTCTTTATAAATTCAAATTATAATCACTTACTATACTTAGAGCCAAAACATACGATTAAAACAAAAATCAACGATTTAGAGACATATAATGATTGTGGTGGTGTGTTTATATACCTAACAAAAGAAGTATTAAATAAAGTTGGTTATTTTAATTCAGAGTATGGGCAATATGGATTTGAACATGCTGGTTACTCAAACAGAATTTATAAAGCAGGATTAACCAATGCTCCCTACCAACAATTAACAGGAACAGATAAATACATTTGCGCCTTAGATTATATTATTGAACACAAATCAAGTATTCCTGAATATAAAAAAGGAAAGTTAATAGAAGAAAATCGAAAAGTATTTATAAAGGAATTGCAAAGTGAAAAAATCTTTTATAACTTTGAACAGTGAACGAACACATACTTTTTAAACTAGCAACTCGCAGCAGACCACAAAAGGCAAAAAAAGCAATTGAGAATATCATAATGCTTTGTAATTCAATGAATTATACAATCTTAGTTAGCATTGATGAAGATGATGAAAGCATGTTTGGTTTTAGTTATCCTGATGACAATGTATTCATATCAAGAGGAACTTCAAAAAATAAAATTGATGCTATAAATAGAGACATGGATATTTTTGATGGTTGGGATATTTTAATCAATACTTCAGATGACATGGTATTTGAAATTAAAGGATTTGACAATATAATTAGGCAAGACTTTAAAGGAAACTTCGACCAAGTTATTCATTATTCAGATGGCTATCAAAAAGGAAATTTAATGACTATGAGTATAATGGGAGTTGATTATTATAAACGCTTTAATTATATTTACCACCCTGACTATGTTTCTTTATGGTGCGACATGGAAGCTACTGAAGTAGCTAAAATGTTATCTAAATATGAATACAAAGGAGATCAAAAAGTATTATTTACTCATAGGCATCCTGCATGGGGTTTATCAGAATTTGATGCACAATACCAAAAAACAGAAGCGCAGAATGTTAATCAAAAAGACTACGAAACATATTTAAAAAGAAAAGCAAACCTATTTAATTTACCTGAACATTTAATATTAAACAAAATTTGATACTTTCTATTTTAATACCTACACTACCTGAAAGAATTGAAAAGTTTAATAAACTATTCTTTGATATTAATTTTCAATTAGAAATGCAGAATGCTTTTGGAATAGTTGAAGTATTAATTGATGAAGCTCCAAAAGGAAAAAGCATTGGTCAAAAGAGAAATGAATTATTGCAGAAAGCAAGTGGTGAGTATATTTGTTTTATAGATGATGATGATAAAATATCAGATGAATATTTGCGTTTAGTATTAAAAGCATTAAAAAGTAAGCCTGACTGTTTATCTTTAAGAGGTGTAATTACTTTTGATGGGCATGAGCCAAAGATATTTGAACATTCAATTAAATATTCTGAATATAGAACAACTGCAAATGTTATAACTTACGAACGCTACCCTAATCACTTAAACGTTATTAAAAGTAGTATTGCAAAACAATTTACATTTCCTGAAATTAATTTTGGCGAAGATACAGACTGGGCTACTCAAATAAATAAAAGTGGACTTTTAAAAAAAGAAGTTTACATTGAAGAAATAATTTACTATTATAAATACGTTTCAAACAAATGAAATATATTAGTTACTCACTTTTTGGATATGGTAAAAGAGAACATAATTGCTTTGATTTTAGCTCCTATCTTCGTGGCATGTGGATTAATATTCGTCTCGCTCGTTGTATTTATCCTGACTGGAGAATACACATTTGTGTTGATGAAAAAACTTTTGAGCATTTTGAAAGTTTATTTAATAGGTGGAAACAGTACAATGTAGTATTTAAAGTATTACCTACTGAACCATTATGCAAGGCAATGTTATGGCGATTATTACCTATTTTTGAGCAAGGAGTTGAAAGAATTATTTGCAGAGATACAGATAGCCCATTAACATATCGTGAAGCGCAAATGGTAAAAGAATGGGAAAACTCACATAAAGTACTTCATGCAATTACAGATTCAGTTTCTCATAACATACCCTTGATGGGCGGCATGATAGGTATAACAAAATATATTAAAGATAAATTTGCAATTTTTGAAGATATTTTAGATTATAGAGATTATAATAACAAAGGAACAGATCAAGAAACATTGAATGCTAAATTATATCCTATTTACGCTGCTCATGGAACTGAAAGCATATTACAACACTATATTTTAGGAATGCCAAACACTTTTTTAAGTGGTTACAGAAATACTTATATTGATGAATTATTGGAAAATGTAAATGAGGTTTACAGGCAAACAAACGATACCTGTGGACATATTGGAGCGGCAGGATGGTATGAAGCACCAATGATTAAGTTTTTAAACAGGCACGATGAATTTAAAGACGAATACAAAGAATTAGAAAAAGAATATAAACACATATTTTACTGGGCAAATGAATAAATACGTTGTAGTAAGCGCAAACGATAATCCTGATTATTATCAATACATTCCTTTTGTTTGTAAAGCATGGAATAATTTAGGATGGAAGGTAATTTGTTTTTTAAGAGGTAATCCAAAAACATTTGAATCTATATTTGATGATAAAAATTATTTTTTCTTTTTAGAAGGTAAAAGTAAATACAGAGATGAAACATTGGTCCAGGTTTCACGTTTATTTGGTGCTTATTGTTTTGAAGGACTTATTATGACTGCTGATGGGGACATGATGCCATGTTCAAATTATTGGCATCCAAACGAAAATGAAATTACTTGTTATGGGCATGACTTAACTGGTTATGGTCATTATCCTATTTGTTATATTGCTATGAATAGTAATGAATGGAGACGAGTAATGAATATTACAGACGGTGAACTTATGCCACAAATAGAAAGTCTATTGGATAAATATGAACAGGCAAGTAGTGATAATTGGGAGCAATGGTGGCAAGTAGATCAAGATATAATCACAGAAAAACTAAAAAAAGAAAATGTAAACTCTATTTTAAGAGGTCGTGAAAATAGATTTGGACTTGCACTCGGAAGAATAGATAGATATAATTGGGCAGAAACAATAAACACAGAAAATCCAATTGATGCTCACATGGTAAGACCTTTTAATTTAGATGCAGCAATTAACATATTAAGTAAAACAGAATGAGTAAATTTATTGAAAACGTACAGAACTGGGACAATCACAGACCATTACTTTGGTGGGCATTAAAACAAACTAAAGGACAAACAGAACCTGTTTTAGAAATGGGATGTGGAGAAGGCTCAACACCTTATCTTCAACAATACCTTAAAACTGATAAACGTAAATTAATAAGTTACGATTACTCAAAAGAATGGGCAGATAAATATAAAGCTAATCATGTAACAGATTGGGATTCAATTAATCACGAACAATACTCTGTAATCTTAATCGACCACTCACCTGGAGAAAGAAGATACATTGACATTCAAAAGTTAAAAGATAATTGTGATTACATGATTATTCACGATAGTGAACCTGCAGCTTATGGATATATGTTAGATAAGATTTGGCATTTATTTCCTTATAGAAGAAACTTAATAACTGATGGAGCATGGGCAACTATTGTAAGCACAAAACATGAAATACCTGAAATAAACATAAAAGGTTTTAACATTCAATGATACAACTACTTGCAACTACATACATAATAGCAAAGTTCATTCCTAAGCCTTTATGGTTACACAGAAAACCATTTACCTGTCCTCTTTGCTTAACTTATTGGAGTTTCTTAATTTATCAAATAATTAACTTTACTACTTATTTTGATTTATTGACTATTCCTTTTACCTTTGCATTAATAGCTTCTCTCTTTGAACGAATTAATGATAGGTACTTATGACCGAAGAAATAAAACAATCTTTGTTAAATTGGGAGTCAATGGGTAAAAACTATTCACCTAACTTTAATTACACAGAATTAAACGAAATTGCAATTAAGTCAGGAAACAAACCTTTTAATTTAGGATGTTCAGAATGTAGAAGACAATTACTTGAATACTTATTAGCAACAATCAAAGATGGAACAAGTAAATAATCCTGAACACTACGGAGGTAAACAAAACACCTATGAAGCCATAAAAGTGATTGAAGCATGGGAACTTAACTTTCATTTAGGCAATGTAGTAAAGTATATTAGCAGAGCAGGTAAGAAAGACAAAACTAAACTAAAAGAAGACCTCGAGAAAGCAAAATGGTATTTAGATAGATTTATTGGTACTTTATAAGTAAAAAATAAAATATGATTGAAAATTTAGAAGAGGCATTAAAACCTAAATACATATTTACAGAAAAAGAAATTGAACTCCAAAATCATATTATTGAAAATATAAATGATATTGCAGAAAATTGCATGTGGGGAGAAATAGAAAGATATAAAACTCAATATACTATACCAGTTGATACTAGAAGATTAATAGCAGATATAATGATATGGCATAAAGACGGAACAGGAACGGTAATTGAAGTTAAAAGGATAGGTTCATGTAGAAATGATATTTTAACAGCAATTTCTCAATGTTTATTTTATGGAGTAATAATGGAAAGCGCACTTAAAGTTATGCCTAGATTAGTTATTGCAACTCCTAAAATAGATGCGGATACTTATAATGTAATTAAAAGATTTAACCTACCTATTAATTTATTAATGGTTGATTTTGATAGGTGTATATATTTAGGTAATGGATAAAAACATACAAAATCGGACAAGGTCTCAAAAAGAAGCTATGTTAGATGCAATGGAAAAGAATTTAGGCATTGTAACAGATTCATGTAGACAAATCGGAATAAGCCGAGATACTCATTATCGTTGGCTAAAAGAAGATAAACAATATAAAAAAGCAATAAAAGATATAGAAAACGTTGCTTTGGACTTTGCAGAATCAGCTTTGCACCAACAAATTAAAAAAGGCAATCCACTTTCTACTATGTTCTATTTAAAATGTAAAGCAAAGAAAAGAGGATACATAGAGCAGCAAGATGTGAAGATAACAGGAAATATGAAATTTAAAGCTGACTTTGGCGAAAGCAATCCTATACAATCCACATCAGAATCAGAGGAAAATTCATAATGCAATAAACAACGGAACTGAAAAATACTATGTTATCAATATAGGAAGGCAGTTCGGTAAAACTTTATTAGCATTGAATCAAATGTTATTTTGGGCTTTAAATAATAAAGGCTCTAAGATAGCATGGGTAAGTCCTGTTTACAAACAATCTAAGAAAGTATTTGAAGAAACGTTTAAGGCATTTGCTAAGCGAATGGAAATATACCGAAAGGTTAATCAATCAGAGTTAATAATCGAATACATCACAGGATCAACCATTCAATTCTTTTCAGCAGAGAGATACGATAACATTCGAGGTTTCACATTCGATTACTTAGTTTGTGATGAGTTTGCTTTTATGGACGAAAAGGCATGGACTGAAGTATTAAGGGCAACTGTTTTGGTAAAAGGTAAAAAGGTTCTTTTGATTTCAACTCCAAAAGGCAAGAATCATTTTTACAAGATGCATCAATTAGATGGCACAAATGAGCAGTACAAGTCTTTCACAATGACAAGTTACGATAATCCAATGATTAACCCATCCGAGATAGACGATGCAAAATTAACCTTACCTGAAATGATATTTAGGCAGGAATACCTAGCAGAGTTTATTGATGGTTCTGCAATGCTATTTAATAATAGACAATTAACAGATAACAAATCTTATGGAAAAGCATTTGCAGGTATTGACTTAGGAAGGGCAGATGATTACTCGGTACTATCTATATTTAACGAGAAAGGCGAACAGTTCTATATTGAACGTTGGAGGCATAGCGATTGGGCAACGATAGTTAAGAATATCGCAAATGGATTAAGAACAAATAATGTTCAAACAGCATTGGTTGAGGTTAACTCTATTGGAGATGTGATATTTGAAATGTTACAAAAAGAATGTTCAAGTTATTGTACTATTGAACCATTTGTTACAACTAATCAAAGCAAAAAGGAAATAGTTGAATCATTGATAGTGGCAAATCAAAACAAAGAAGTTAAATTCTTAAATGTGGATTG